ACTTTTTCTTTGATGCGTTGCTCTTTTTTCTTTTCCGCTGATAGCCCGGTAATCCAAGCAATCAAAGCCAAGATACCACCGACTGCGGCTAAAATCGCTTCTTGACCTTCTGCAATTAGTTCAGGTGTAAGCCAGTTAAGGCCAATTAGTGACCCCAGCGATAGCAAAATCATTCCAATAGTGCTTAATGCTTTGCGTATGCCTTCCAATAAGTCCTTTTTGTCGAAGTTCATATTTATCTATTTTAGTATTTAAGAAATAAATCCGCAATAACACTTTGCGTGTCTTTGAAATTAGCCCTAACCGTAAAATCGCGACCAAATTCGTCTATACCTGTAATGCTGTTTACTGTCAAGGTCAATCCACTTCTCTCGGCCAACTGTTCCATAAAGTAGCCCGTATAGTAGATTGCATCGTATCCTTTGGCTTGACTATTGTTAAAGCCAAGCGATCCGGTTTTAAAGTAGTAGTCTAAAAAATCTCTACCAGCATCATACAAACCTTCTTCGTTTGTCTTTGCTTGTACAGTCATATCTATGTGGTGTATAAGCACTATACCCGGCTTATCTTGAGCCGGCTTTGTCCATCTTACAAAATACGAATTATCATCTACAATGTTAACTAACTTCATCCCCGGTGCTGGAGCTGGATCAGGTTCAGGTTGTGGATCAGGCTCGGGTTCTACGTCGCCACTCGGTGGATTTGCAAGAATATGCTGCACAAAATGCACTCCGTACCCGTACAGGTCATCTTTGCCTTTGTCGCCCAAATCAGTAGCAATCATTTTTAAGTAAGCCTTTGTGTGTGCTTGTGATGGCAATTTATCACCATAAAGCCCTTGGGCAATAGCTACAATAGAAGCCAAAAAAGGTGAAGCCATTGAAGTACCTGAAAGGTCTGCATATCCGTTTTTGTAAGTGCTTCGGATTTGACCTCCTGGGTTAGCATGATCCACTTCTGGGCCTCGACTTGAAAAGCTGCTGATCTTCATATTCTGATCAAGGCTTGAAGCTGTAATTGCAAAAGGAGAGTTACCCGGATAATTAACCTCTCTACCACTGTTTCCTGCTGCAAATACAAAGTGAGTGCCTTTGCCTACTCCGACTTGTAAATTCTTTTCAATAGTTGGAATGATTTGCGTTCCACCTCCAAAGCTACCGTTAACCACCACTTTCCAGCCCTGGGAGCGCAAAAGATCATTGTTAGCTTCCTCCGCTTGGAAAGCATTGGCAATCCAAGTAAATGAGCCGCTACCGCTGTCGGAAAGGATTTTAATGGCCTGAAACTTGACTTTTCCGGCCTTAACCAAATCCCAAAGCATACCAAAATCTTTCCCGGCAATAATCCCTGTCACGTGGGTAGAATGGCCTTGTATGTCCTCAAGCCCCGGACTTGTGGTGTAATTTCTACCTTCGACTTGACCTGTCTGCAGGTCAGGATGCAGCAGCTTTCCTCCCGTGTCAAATACTTTGACAAATACCGGAAACTTCCACCTTGCGACAAGTTCTGCTCGCATGGAAGCAGGAAGTAACAACTGCTCTCCCCAGTTCTTGACCTGACTGGCTTCAAAAAAGCTGTACTCACTAACAGGTACAGTTTCAATCGGATCAAGCACTATATCCCATTCTTTTTTCTCTTCTCGATATACTTTGAGCTGCTCCCGCTTTACGTCTTTGTAAATCTCGGAGTAGTTTTCTGGCACATCCTTTCTTGATGGCAGGTGCTTTGTACAGCTTGTCGCAAATAACGCAAGAACTAAGAGTGCTTTTCTCATTTGAATAGTGAGTTAAATGGAGGAGGTAATTTTGATGCAAATTTCTCTACAAGGTCATAACCTACAATGTCGGATAGGTTCTCCAGCACGCTCTTAAACTCTGTCAAAACAATTACGCCTGCAAGAACGTACACAATTTGAATAATGCTTTCAAATACAACATCAATGTAATGGCCAGTGAGCAAGGCAATAAGGTAAACGGTGATCTTTATTGTCGTTCGCTGCATTGTCCTGCTCCTGATGTTTTCTTTGCGTACAAGAGCTGCCCAAATGCCTGTGATAAAGTCAATGACTACCATAACTACCACGATAGTCAAAAACTTTTGAATAGGCAGTATAACGGCAATCAGATTAGTGGCCGCTCCGGCAATCCAGACCTTTACATTGGTGTACTTGCTAACATCGCTCATTTTGAACCTCCAAATATGCCGTTAATTAATCGTTTCATGATCTCGATAAACTGTAGTAGTTTCATTATTGTGCTGTTATAAGTGAATGTGTCCGCTCTGCATTTACCCACGCATTTGCAGCAACACGGTAAAAATTCATTGCTCCTAACGGAGAAAAGTTTTCAATTCTCATACACTGTCCAACAAGGTGTACAATCTTGTCTGCGCCATCAAGTGTAATGGTCAGCTTTCCTGCTTGATTGCGCTGAAATTGAACCGGAGCAACTCCGGTAGCTGACTGTAATGCCCATTGAGCGTTTAGAAAAGGCGCATCGTAACTTTGCTGGATCTCGATTAGCGGAGACTGCCCATAAGCCTGAAACAAGATTGCATCATCATTAATGGCTTGCACCCAGTATCGCTGCGAGGTTAGCACAAGAATAGCTGCCTTGTAGAGCACATCAGAATTTTGAACGATAATGCCCTCCGCTCTATCAATTAGTGCTGTGGTATCGCCTACGAATTGTGCTGTCTCGGTGTAGCTACCATTGTCGCTCACCTTGCGGTTCACAATGTAGAAAAAGCCATCCACTACCTTTGAGTAGATAGTGTCCTTTGTCAGGCCCGTTGGTGGCTGCGGAGGATTGACCACCACCGGAGTTGTGTCAATCGGTGCACTCGTTGTGTCAGTTTGCGAAAACAGCGCAAAAGGGAAAAGTAAGAGAAAGAGTGTTTTAGTATCCATATCGTGTTTTTGTTGCGTTATAATTTTGTAAAACTTCGCTTGCAGAAAGGGCATCGTTGTAAATCCTTAAAGCATATATTTTGCCTCCCAAAAACCCTGTAATAGAACCGGCTGCTCCAAGTCTTGCAAATAACAAAAATGCAGAGCTTGAATTGTTTATAGATGCAGTAGTGCTTGTGCTTGCAACTTGTACCCCGTTTTGGTATGTCCTTATCGCTGTACCATCATAAGTAAAAATAAGCTGGGAAAGAGGCTCTGTTGTGCCTATAGTGTACCCCGACACTGGGCCACTATAATTGTTTATGAAATGCTTCAATTGATTCGATTCATAAAAAACACCTATGCCATCATTCCATGAATTAGTTGTGTTTTTCATTATAAACCCATCAAAATTATCAGCACTTCCGTCAATGCTGCAAATTATTTCAATGGTGTAGGTTGTAAAAGAATTAAAAGCAGCACCCGAAAGTGAGCCATAATCATTCACGCCATCAAAATTCATGTACCCGCCTGCATTGTAAGTCGCTCCAAAAAGGCTTATATTTTCTTGCGGGCTTGTAAGGTCAAAAACAGTAGTTCCTGTGCCGGGATAGCTTGTCGGGTCCCCTACATCGTAATGCCCTATCAAGTTATCTGTAACAATCCCAGGTGCTGCACCCGCAAACCTATAACTGTCAATATAAATTTGAGCTTGTGCAATTTTTGCACACAATAGCAATAAAACTATAATTATCTTTCTCATATTTTACTTTCTATATAGGATAGTAACTTTTAAACCTTTTGCACCTGTGCCCGCTGCGTCAATGTCAATGGTGATCTCTGCATCGTCTGCAATAGCTGTATCTGTAATGGTTGCTGCTGATGCTGCTGTAGTGCTTGTTTTTTCGTTTGCGTCAATAGATAGCTTTGTGCCGAGGATGGACACACCTGCCTCGTTTATATCCACCGTTGGCGTACCAGAGCTTGAAGCAGTTGCCAGACTTGCACGCACTCCAGTAATTGTCATTGCAAAAGGTGCTCTGAATGTGACCTTTGCTGTACCTGTGGTAATGTCTGTGGTTTCGTCAGAGCAGGCGATGACCATTGCGTCAATGTTGCTTACCTCGATTAGTGTGCCATCAGTTGCAAAAGCTGCTTTGTAGTTAGATACCGTTACCGAAAGATCGGAGGCTTCTTTGTTGTTTGATCCATAGTCAGCAAGTACAGCAGTGCCATAAGTTACTACTGTGTTATTCGCGTCTAACACAGCAAGTGAGGTCACAGGGGCATTGGCCAGATCTCCAATAATCAAAGACCCATTTGCCGGCAAGTTAATTTGAGTTGCTTTTGTTAGTGTACCTCCAAGTTCAATGTTGCTGCCAGTTTTAGTCAAACCGTTGCTTGCAGTTGCCTGCAAACTACTTGCGGCAACATCTATCACGGTACCATCTGTTGCAATACCTGCAAGATAATTTACTGTTTTTGCTGGAGAAAAGTCAGATGCTTCTTTAGACCCTGTTCCATAGCCAATAAGATCAATATTGCCTCCAAGCAGAGCTCCTATCTCAACGTTTTGATTTGAAGCCCCAGAAGATAATAATAATTTACCATTTGCATCAAGATAAATGGACGTGGCAGAACCTTTGGTTAAAGCAAATTCTGCATTACTTTGAGATTGCAAAGTTACGGAGTTACTAAATTGACCTCCCAAAGTCAATGCGCCACTTGACAAAGTTAGCCCTTTGCTTACGCTTGTTATATTATTCACATACCCGCTTAAATCCACCGTAGAGGCATTGCCTGATATTGACAATGTATTGCCAGTTAAGGATATACTTTGAGCATCTGTATTGTCTAAATAGCCGCTTAAGTCAATAGTCGCAGCGCTATTTGATAAAGACAAGATATTGCTTGCAATAGACAGGTTTTGCAATTCATTTGTCGTGCTACCATCTACTTCCGTACTCGTGATGGTAAAGTTTGGATATGTGCCGCTTATTGCTGTTATACCTCCGCCTGTCAAACTTACCGTTTGATCTGGAGCAGTATTAGTCAAAGTTATCGTGTTACCTGCTTCTCCAATAGATAGCCCTGTACTTGCTTCCAATGTTACCGCTGCACTACCCGAAGTATTTGAGTTAATTACACTTGTTGTTCCTGTTCCGGTTGTGACTGATAGTGATCCCTCGTTTGTTACTGAACCGTCAACCTCTGCACTTAATGCACTTGCAAACTCTATTTCTCCGGTCAGACGGTCAACTAATTGCAAAAATTGTCCATTTTGGGCAGTTAAATCGGTTACGTTAGGTGTTTTAAGGCTTACGCGAGTTGGATTGAAATACATTGCCGTATATGTCGTATTGTCGTTGCTGACCTGGCTTGAAAGCGTCATCTCTTTTATCCCTGCTCTACCTCCCATGAGTTCAATCATGTTTAGCGGTTCTGTGGTTTTTGCATCAGCAAGTAGTCTTGGCGATGTTCCGTCAAGAATTAAACTGCTATTGTACCCGGATGCGTTTGTGCTGTTAATCGTTGTGCTACCAGCTAAGTCAATAAGCATATCAGACCCGGAAGTACCTGTAAAGGTCATGTCATTGCCAGCCATTGTAATGGTAGTTGCGCCAGTCAATGTGCCACCAAGTTTTACATCTACTCCCGACAAAGTAAGCCCATTTGATGCTGTTGTGCTTTCACTATTATCCGTCCCAATAGCCCAGACCTGGCTTGCGCTGTTGTACTTTAGAATGCTATTGTTGGCAATACCCGTTACATCTACATCGTGCAAGTCTTTAATACTTGCTCCTGCATCAGCTCTGACTGCTATTTCACCGTTTACTGCATCGGAATTTAGCACAAAGGCCAAAGGCAATTTCAAATCATTGCCAGTCGGCTCTGTAGCTGTAAATGCACCTGGAGTACTCGGACTTGCGTATAATACCGCTCCTGCTGTAAATGCACTTGTGTTAATACCTCTTATGTGACCTTGGCTTGTCACAAATCCATCAGCGCCATCGGCAATGGTTTCCGCAGTCACCCCTAAAAAGTAGTGTGCATCTACAGAGCCGTCTGCTACCAATTCATCTATCAAAATTCTACCCGAAGCCCCAACTGTACCAACTGCCATCACTGCGACACCTTTTGCGATCGTTGTACCTGTTTGATTTTTTACAAGCCAGCCTAAGTCTTGACCAATCCTGATCGGTGTAGCATTGGCCATTCCAAAGGTCAAGGTGTTGTAGTCAGTATTGAATTGCAATCTATTTGCAACCTCCGTAGTGGTATTGGCATCAAAGGTAATCGCATCAATAGCGGTAAGTGCATCGGTAGTGCTTAATGTCAATGTGTTTGCGCCATCATTGTACACCTTTGAGATGTTTGTTCCTGCGACTGTCAAGGTATTGACTTGATTGTCTATTGCCTCCGACAAATCCACGCTATTCCCGTTTGAGATAGACAGCACAGCTGTTGCATTGTCAAGGCTTAAAGTTTGTTCGTCTGTGTTGCCTGATCCGGCTGGAGCAGCAATTGTAATAGTGTTTGCAAGGTCATTGTAAGTTATTGTTATGCCTGTGCCAGCTACCAATGTGCCAGCAATCTCTTCTTGTATGCCTTCGCTCAAATCTACGCTATTACCTCCACTGATTGACAAGGCTCGTGTGCTTTCATCAAAAGACAAAGTTTGAGCCGATCCACCTGTCACCGTGCTTTCTATCAAAGTACCATCTGTGGCAACCTCTAAAAAGTACCCTGATCCAGTTTTGGAGAGGTCGGAGGCTTCTTTGTTGCCGAGGCCGTAGCCACGCAGGTTAGTTGTGCCTTTTAGGTAGGTTGCTGTTATGCTGTTGTTGCCAAAGGTAGCGGTGTTTGAGCCGTTGCCTGTGGCTTGTGAGCCTATTACAATTTCGTTTGTCGAAATAGTATCTTTTGCCCAAGCCGCTTGGCCGAGAAATACACCATTAAAAAATTCTAAGGTTTTTTGCGTTGGTGTGCCATCGCTAACAAAGCCAGCCTCTTTACCAATCAATACATTATCATCGCCATTTAACTTTCTACCAGCCTGCCTACCAATAACGGTATTTTGTTGGCCGTATAGGCTATATCTCATTCCCTCAGCTCCAACAACAGTATTGCTTCCCCCGGATGCTAATTGCTGTAAAGTTGTATTGCCTAAAATTGTTTGATTAAAGTCAATAATTGTATTGTTGTTGTAAGGCAAAACAAGGTTTCCGCTTTGATAATACCCATCCGTCAAATTGTCAATACTATTAGCCTGCGCCTCCCACTTACCAGAAGTTGCATCATACAACATGATGCTACCTGTAGCCTCGCCTGTAGTGTCAACATCTTGCAAATCCGCAAGCATTACACTTGTTAGTCCGACTTGATCCTCAAAACTTACTTGCTGACCGCCAAGCGCAATTGTAAACACGCGCCCGGTACTATCTATGCTCAAAGTATTGTCCTGTGCCTCCCATGTGCTTGTAGCCGAATTATAAGCCAGTACATATCCATCAGCTTTTCCGGTAGTGTCCACATCAGTAAGCGACCCCAAGTCCGATGCACCGCCACCTGTCCCCGATGCAGCAATAGTTAACGTTCCTGCACCATCATTGTAGGTTAGGGTAACGTTTGTGCCAGCAACAAGCATATTAGCAACAGCATCTTGGATGCCCTCGGTAAGGTTGACCGTGTTTCCGTTGCTGATTGAAAGGTTGCCTGTGGCAGGATCAAACGTCAATGTTTGTTCATCAGTATTTCCAGCACTTGCTGTAGCCGACAATGTCAAAGTAGTATCCGCTTCATTGTAAGCTATTGTTACCCCTGTTCCGGCCACCAACTTTGTGTACCTGGCCGTGCTGTCATTCTTTGTTACCACAATCATGTTTGCCAAAGGTGACTTTTCAAGCATATTAAGCCTTACCCTTGTTTGAGCTGTAGCGGCAATTGAAAGCGATCCAAAAAGCAATAAGAATGCTATTTTCTTTATCATGGTTTGAAAACTTTTATATGCACTGAATTATTATCGAGTGTCCAATTGAAAGTAATGGTTGAGCCGGAAATCGAATACCCTTCAATCTGATATACGCCATCTACAAAAAGCATGATCCGGTCACTACCTTGTACAAGTGTAGTCAGTTTAGAGGATAGCGTTACCGTTGTACCATTCACGTCCTGCCAGTTCTGTACAAAAACTTTTGGGCTATCTACAAAGAACTGGACTTGTACAGAGTTGCTATCTAATGTAGTATTGAAGTAGATGTAGTCAGATTGCACCGTGTACCCGCTTGCTTGGTGAATACCATCTATGAAGATATTGAGCTGACTTGATCTCGATGGCAATGCACCACCCCCAACGCTGACCTGTACAAAGTTAGTCGAGACCGATGCGAAGTTCTCTTTGTAGAATTGCATTGCAGCACCTGATCCTGTGTCGCAGCACTCTGCACTTGTTTGCTCATTCGTGATCAAAAACCTAACCTGTACATCGTTATCCTCGAGCGACCAAGTGAATTTTATTTGCGATCCATCCACGTACCATCCCGATGACTGGTGAACACCGTTGACATAGACAAAAATGTGTGAGATTGTATCGGGCAAGATGCCGCCGTTCACGGTAATAGTTACACTTGTCCCGCTTACATCTGTGAAGCTTTCGCTATACCATTTCTCTTTTATTTTTGTCATTTCCGAAGTGTTCAGAGCAAGCTCTTTTGTGCTGTACAAAATTATAGAATCCGGAGTGAATCCGGGTTCATTGATAGTTACTTGTTCAACAACTATACCCGTATCACCTGCAAGTACATCTCTGACCGCTCTAAATTCCTGAACGTTGCCAGTTGTCGGATCAAGTATTGTAAAGTAATCGCCTTCATTGATTAGTCCATCTTGATCAATTCCGGCAATCGGTATAAAATCAAGTGTCGTGCCTGTGTTTACGCGCTCACCTGCAAGCCTGCTGATGATGTCAATATTGACAAAAGGATTGGATGGCTCAATGTATCTTCCCAGCGGATTGCGTGGCACACCGCGCAAAGGCGTGTCTGGGTCAAAGCTGTTCACCGGACTTATTGCAATATCATTGGGATCGCCTACAAAGTCGCGTTTGTCGCTTGGTGTTCCTGACAGTGTGTTGGCCGTTTCAATACTAAACCATTCCCCGTTCCATTGGTTAAGTCGAGCCTGAAAACTACCTCCGTTAAAGACGTAGTGATTGCCGGACGGGTCTTTTATAGTGTAGTGCATTTCGTACGTGCCTATAAAAGTGCCTGTAATCTTTTCAACAGGCTTGATTTGTCCGCTTATGATCTCGTTGATTAGTAGCTGCGAAATCTCTACCGGATCACCTATGTTTTTTCTTCTCCATCCATCGCTAACCTCCCAGGTCGTACCATTGTAAACCTCAATTGCGCCGTAGCTATTGCGTGTAGGGCCATCTCCAAAGATCGTTTCAAACTCAATCACATCGGAATTGCCTTGAATAGTATTCGTAACCTCGTAGCGCGTTATGTTTGTGTCTCCGTCAACAGTTCCCAGGGTCAGCACTACCACATCGGCATCGGCAATATCGTAACCCGTTGGCGGATCAATCAAAGGCGGTACAGTTCCATCGGTCAGATAGATATTGACATATTGAAATTCGACAGTCAAATCGCCATCCTGCTGAATTGGTGGTGTAATGAAGTCAAACGGGAAAACTATCGGCGTACTTGGATTGGAAGTGGTGATCAGCGGAGTAAAGAACTCAAACCATTCCGGGAATGAAGTCCAAAACATTTCCTCGTAGATGATTACCCCATTACTGTCTATTCTCGCCGTGCGTTTAAGGTAGAGATTACCAATTTTGATCTTTAATCGGAACTTTTGGTAGTGGCCTCGGTAAGTTGAAGCCGTATAACTTGAAAAGGTAGTAATTACCGATGTGAATTGCAGTCTCGAGGTTGCGCCTAAACTGTCAATATCCTCGACTGTTCCCTCTTGCTCGGTAAAGGATAGCCGCTTGACCAGGTTCTTTGTAGAATAATGCTTGTAGTCACAAATAACAGACCGAAGCGGAGGAAACCATTCAATATCCCCAGCGTTCATTTTCAGGTCAGTTGCACCTGTTACGTTCCAAGTGCTGAAAGGGCTTCTGCCTGTTACCGTTTGCGTTGTCTTTGTGCCTGTCTTTGTGTAGTTGCTAAAGGTTCGTATCTCGCTTTTGAACTCATTAACCTGCCATAACCACCACGAACCATCAGACAAAAACAGCCTTGCGCCAAGCATCTTTACAATTTCCTCGAGAACCCTAAACGCATTGTTGTAGCTTACTTGTCCGGATTTGTCCACCTTAATAAGCGCAAGGTGATTAAGCCTTGCAAGGTCGAGAATGTTTTGTGTAAAGTCGTAGCCCAGGGTATTTTCTGACCAAGTCACCAAAGACTTGAAAAAGACATCGGAATTACCGTATAGGTCATCCACGCCAAGTTTTTGAAGGACATTGTATAGGTGCTGTCTTATTGTCTGCTTGCCTTCATAGCTTACTCCGTCATTGTTGTACTCAATGCTCGAGATCCGGCCAAGCCCATCTATTGCCCGGACTTCCAAAGATCGCAATGGAATGCTCTTTGTAATGCGATCTACAAGTACAATGCCTGTCCAGTACAGTGCTTCGTTTTTAAATACCTTTAGCTTAAACCGATCTTCGTCACCGCTCTGTACCATGTCGTTTATGAAGCTCTCGACATTAGCGCGGATTGCGTCTGTAACGGATATTTTGAAGGTAAGCTGGGAGGCAAAGATAGCATTGAAGCGTTGACCTTCTCCGCGTGCGCTCCAGGTTAATGTAAACCCATCCGGGCCAAGTGTATTAAAAGGAATTACAGCTGCGGAATAGTCCGCGTCCAAAAGCTGCAATTTATAGACATCAGCAGTATTGATAGTGTCAATTTCCGTCTCAAATCTTACTGCCATTTCGTTATGTTAAAACGGCTGAACTCTCGATGAATCAGCCTGTGATCTTTCTAATACTAACTCCAAGTCTCGCCCGGCTACTCTAAAAGTACCAACTACTTGATTATTGCCTCCAAGATACTGCTTTAGCTTGCTCAAAGGTGCAATCACCTCTGGGTCTGCTCCAGCTCCTCTGTTATCCCCGACAACCGCAAGGGTAGGTGAGAAAGCAAGTCCACCTTGCGCAAGTGCGGGAATTTTAAGTGCAGATATTGCGGTTGAGTAAATTCCTTGGATCAAAGCACCTCCGGCAAGTGCAGCAACAGCTCCAAAAATTCCGTATTTAGCAAACGCCTTACTCACATAGATTGCGATAGCTTCGTTTAGTTTTGCGCGGACTACCTGTGCGGCTCCAGCAAGTGCAGCCTTACCAAGTTTTTTGAAGGACTGTTCGCCGCTTGTAGCAGCATCGTACATAGCCCTGGCAGCTCCAGCCAACACCGATTGCATACCAGTCATGGTCTCGTTAACACCTTGTGAAATATCGAGCATTTTTGGCAGCTCTGCATTGACGTTAACCAAGCTATCTGCCCAATCCCGCATCCCTTGTGTGCTAAACTCTACACTTTGCGTCAGCAGGTCAATTTGAGTGCGGATTTCCTCAATGTTTCCGCTATTGCTAAAACTTGATCCTGCAGCACCTAAAGCAGCTACCGTTACGTCATCAGGTCGCGTTGGCGCAACTTCTCCATTGCCGCTAAGGTTTAAGGCAGGTATATCGGATTGAACACTTGATGTAGCTAAATTCTTTACTTTATCAGCAAGCTCATCAAATTCCTTTGTATCTATTTTTTTATTAAACCCTTCCGCAAATCCCCTATTCCATTCTTCACCAATTTTGGCAAAAGATACTCCCTCTTCTTGAAATACCGCTAAAGCTTCTTGAAATCTACCCTGAATAACGAGGCCCCAAATATTACCGACTTTTTGAACCTCCTTTATGAATCCGTCTGCAAAAGATTTAAAAGCGTATCCTATCGCAGTAATTGTTCCTCGAAAAGTTGCTGATGTATTGTAAAAAGCAATGAAAGCTGCGGCCAACAACCCCAATGCTGTTACCGCAATACCAATCGGACTTGAAATCGCGGCAAGCGCAAGCGAAAAACCCCTAACGGCAACCAAAATAGGCCCTATTGCGGCCAAAACAGCGGCTATTTGTATAACAGTTTTTTGCATCTCGGGAGACAAAGCCTTAAACCTGTCAACCAAACCAAGTATGAATTTTTCAAGCCGTTCGGCTAAATTTGACAAGTTAAAGGTTCTAACAATTGCCTCGCCAAAAGCAACTAAAGCCTGTTGTGTTGCACCTTTAACATTTTCAAAACTATTAGCTAAACCGCCTAAATCGCCTTGCAATTCAGGCAAAGTCCCAAGCGCATTAACCAGCCTTTTATTAAATTCCTCTGCAGTTACTCCTGCATCCCTAATTGCTTCAATATTTCGTGTCCCAAATGCTTTTTCGAGCGCGTTACCGATCAGAGGTATGTTTTCTTGAATGATCCCAAAATCTTCCTGCAGAATGCGATTTTTGGAAATCATCTGGGTGAGCTGATAAACAACCCTTTCCAGGTTTTCAGCACCTCCACCTGATGCAGCGATAGCAAGTCCAAAAGTCTCTAAACTCTTTCTTGCATCATCAGCGGTAAGCCCAACGGCTTGAAGCCTTACCGAACCCCTAACAGCTTCCTCAAATCCCAAGCCAGGCAATCGTGCGCTTTCTCGAAGCTTTGCAAACTCCTTGTCTGCTTCTTCGGCTGATCCGGAAACCGCAATTAAGGCTTTCTCAAGCTGTTCAAATTTAGCAAAGGAAGCAACAGCAGCAGCACCGACTCCGGCAATAGGGAGAGTAAGCGACCTTGTTAGGTTGCTACCAATCTCTCCCATTTTTTTAACGGATTTTTTTAGCGAGTTTTCGGAATCCTTTAAACTCTTTTCGAGCTTATAGGTATCCGCGCCAATCCGTATGGTTATTTCCGATGCCTTAGCCATTACTTTGCTTTTCCTTCCCGAAACTCTTGCAGGTACTTATTGTCCAGCTTTTCAAATATCGCTTTGCGTTCTTCGGGTGTTAATTCCTCTAATCTTCGCTGCTTTGGCTTATCCTCTTTTTTGTCATCCCAAATTAGCGGAATTAACTCCTGTGGTTCTTTTCTGTGCTTACCCTCTACATTTGCGTTGTATATGATACTGTAAATTAGTCTTGACCTTTGCCAGTCGTTTTGCAGGATTAAATCCTGCTCTTTATGCTTGCCTTCGGTCATGTAACTTAACTCGGTTGGGATTAGCTCGTACAATTGACCTGGTTGAAGTTGCAAATAACCTAATCCAACTTGCAAAACATCCTCCCAGGTCAGTTCCCGTTTCCCTTCTCTGTTTCTTCCTGTTTATTACCTGACAACTGTTTACTGAATATCTCAATCGCTTCGGTAATGTGGCTAAAATCAAGGTTTTCCTCCAGCCATTTTGCGTCTGGCGCTTTCTGGTCCAGCTTTTTGCAACCTGCCTCAATCGCATCACCTATAAAAGCAAGCATTTGCGAGGTAGGCATCTCTGTCATAAATTTTTCAATCTCCACAAACCTTTTTAAGCCCAGCTTTGCCATGTGTTTGGTAATCACTTGGTAGCTGAACCGTAGCGGGTAAACTTCGTTGTCAATTTTCAAATAGTCAATCATCTAATAGTTTCATTTTAGGATTAAAGAGAAATTAGAGAATAATTAGAGTTCAATTAGGTCACTATCTCAATAGTTGGTGCGCCATCAATTGCGAAAGTCGCAGAGAAAGACGCATTTTCGTTTACAGTAGCATTCACACTAAAGTTAGTGCAAACAAGGGTAAAATTGTAACGGTAGTCACCTGTTACCTCGGTTGAACACTTGGCAGTCAACGAAGTACCGTTTGCGAGCGCGTTGAACAGTACATCGTGCGTGTTAGCTGCTCCGTCCTCGGAAAATAGCGCTGAAACTGTTACTGTGCCGGACTTCTGACCTAATTGCACATTCCTCCAGCTTGCACCTGCATTATCTTTGTGAACGATCTCGACTTCCGCTGCAGAAAGGTCAATTGTGCATTCCGTAGAATAAGCCACAACTGACCCCCCCAAGTAAAGTCGAAACTTTTCGCCCTTAATTACACCTACACTTGGCATGATTTATCAATTTTGTTTGTGAATATGAAACTCGTAATCCTGTGTTCTGTAAAAGATAGCCATCTCCATATCTGCATCCCCACTTGCATCGTTTAAAAACCTTGTCTGCTGAATAGTTAAGGTCAGATATGTTCCGGTATAACCATCTAATGCAGCCCTAACATAACTTGCAAGATTAGATGCATCAACTATCTTGCGCGTGTACATATCTATTTGAACTTGTACAATATCCTGCACCGACTTTGTACTATAGTCCTTTGTGCCAGTCGGCTCTGTGTTTGTTATCGTGTAAACCATGAAAGGGAAAGCAACATCTTGTGGTGGCATATCTTGGTAAATGCGATTACCTACAATGGTAGCCACATTTGCGTTGTTTGACAACTGATAATATACCACCTTTCCAATCATAGCCTTCCTTTTATCTTGTACTTTTGAACATCTTTTTGAATCTCGATATTAAAAATCTGAACTACTTGCGATCTGGTAGCATTTAATGCAGCATCCATAACTCTTTTCCTAAATGCCTTTGCGCTTCCGAATACCATGTGCGCGTAATAGCCATCTACTTTAGTTTTTACAAATCCAAATTTACCACCAGCCCTTGCTGCTGCTGTGTCAAATTTTGGCCCTACATAAACCGCTGCTTTTGCTCTTTTTAATGCAAGTATTTGCATTGCCTTGCGCAAATGGCCTTTATTGTATGTCGCTTTTACCTTGCCTTCGCCTTTAGCCTTTTTCTTTCCTACCCTTTTTTCGTAACGGTAATGGATTTTTTTTCCTACAGGCGTAAGCTGTTTAACAGCATCCCTTACAGGCCTTGCTGCTTTCCTTGCGGCAACTTGAATCCTTTTATTTTTTAAATAGGGTGGCAGTCCGTTTAATGCTTTTGTGACATCCCGAACCTGCTTGTTAAGTATCGCCTGATCGTTAACCGAAAATATTCCCATCCGCTTCTAAGTCAAGTAATGTATATCTCTTATGCGGATCATGAATAACCGCCAAAATAGCGTATTCCGTTGACCCATTCTTTGCTCTCATTTTGGTAGTGATTGCGCTATTGTAACGCAATCGGCACTGTGCTGCTGTCTTTGATGCAAGCTTTCCGGCCTGTTCTTCTTCTCGGCTGCTTACTATTGCAAGGTCAATCAAGCCCCAGAAAGTACCTAAAGTTGACCAGCTTGTAATATCGCTATTCCCAAAAGCCGTAGCCGTGTAAACAGGCTGCAAAATTGCAACTCGATGCCTTAGTGTCCCGATTAGCTCGCCTTTCAAGTCCATTGATAAATCCTATATGGGTTTAACAATAGCTCGCTTGTCCTCGGGATGATAAACCCTGTGCTTTGGCCTTGCGACAACCTGTCCTCCCTTCTTTCGTACCAATCACCAATCATCAGTTTTGCAGCTTGAAGGATTGATGCAGGTATTTCCGCAACTGTAGCGTATCCGGCCTGATAGATGATTTTTACACCATTAATCCGGCCATCAGCAAGTGGCCAGACAACCCCAATCCTGGGAGCAAGTCGCGCCATGATACTCGTGTTATCTAAAAGGTAGTCAGTCGCGCCAATTGTAGTCAATGTATCGGTTTCAACATCTTCGTAATACTGCACACTTGTAATGCTTGCAACTCGATTGACAGATAGCAGGAACTCCGCGTTAGGCCTCTGCACTGTGCTGTCCGGGAAAGCGTCAAAGTATTCGTGTACAGTCTTAAGCGTTAATGCCAAGTTAGTGTACTTCTCTATCTTTTCGCGTGCAGCATGAATCAACGCAGTGATCAGGGCATCGTCATCCGATACCTCTACACGCAGATGCGATTTTGCATCTGCAAGGCTTAGAATTAATGCCCCGGAATCACTTGCGATTGAAAAAGCCATTTATTTACCCCTTTTAGGTGTTTTTGTATGTGGAATTACCTTGATTTCTGCTGCTTGCTCGACTTGTTCAGCCAAGCCCTTTGCGATCCATTCCTTTGCAATCTCAACGGGAAGATACACTCTTTCTCCGCTGTTGAATGTCAGGTGCTTTGGACCAGCAACAGAATGCAAGATAATCACCTCGATCGCTTCAATTTTAGCCATTTTTTAGCTGTTTAGGAAGACTTTGATCGCAGATGTGTTCAACAACTTGCCATCAAAGTGTCCGTAAAGCAAAAATCCAGTTGTCAGGCTATCAGCGTAACGCTCGTTCAAGCGCAGAAGCGTCTGCGTTCCAACTTTACGGATAATGTACTTTGACCAGTCACCAAAGGCGATAGGTTTAGTAGCAGTACCCAAGTTTGCCATGTCGGGATTAATCGCATAACGGAAGCCCTCGATTGTGTCAGGTGCGCCATCTCTCATGGACGGGACCCACAAAGGACGATCATCGCCGCTACCGATTGATAGCTTTTTGATAGCCGCCAACGTTGCATCATTCATCATGAATGCAGCTTGCGGGCTTCTGCGGTATGCAGGGTCAACGGAGTGAATCAAGTCCAACAAGTTTGCGCGAGTTACCACGTTTGCAGTACCAGTCTCACCTGTAGTTGCATCATTTACAAAGCCTGTAGGCTTGCCTGATCCGTCACCAGTTGTGAATGCAAGGTTCAAAGTTCTACCCAAGCGCTCTGCAAACATCAAAGCCACTTCCCCAGTAAGGTTCACAGCTTCATCGTTCAATAATTTGAAAGAAACTTTAGCCAAAGTTGCTACTGTGTAGTCGCTGAAAGTCTTTTGTCCAAAGGTCATATCAGCTACAGTTACCGCGTTACCTTGAGTAACCCACTCACCTGTTGCGCTTGTGTCATCAACAGTTGGCCATTCCAAAGTGCCGCCGTTGGCAGTGTTTACAATTCGGCAAACTTGAAGCATTGAAGCGTAATCCTTCATAGTGCGCTCCAGCTCGTTTGAAAATTGCTTTGGCACAAGGTATCCGCCCAAGTTGGCAGTAGATGTTACCTGTGTCGCAGTTCCTCGCGTTTGAAGCAAATTGCGCTGCTCGGGAGTAATGTACTCGTTACCTCTGCGCATCCAGTTGTTGAAAGCAGTTGTATAGCTTTCTTCCGGATTTGCCTCAACCTTGCGCTGTTCTGCTTGGAATGTCGGCGCATTACTCAAAGCTTGCTCTTTGGAACGCATCTGCTCCTCGATCGTGATCTGCTTTGAATAGCTGTCAAATTCGTTGTTCCATTTGTCCCAGGAGTTTTGCTCATCCTGTGACATTTCTCTGTTTTCGGTTTTAGCCCTGCCGATAAGGTCTTTCATAGCGTTATAGGCAGTAGCTCTCTTTTCGATAAGCTCTTTGATAGTCATTGTTAAATCAGTTTAGAAAGTAATTGCAATTTTTTATCGAACAGGTCAAAATACTTTTGTGCATCGAATTGCTTACGGAATTGCTCCAAGCTCCTAACCGCCACTGTGGTGTCAGGGTAAGCAGGGTAAGTTACCGGACTTACATCGTACAGCTTTTTAATTCGCGTAATGTAGCGCGTAGGCATATCTTCGCCGTCTCTTTGTTCCCAATACTCGCCATCTCGGTCAATTGTAAAGCCAAAGCTTGACTGCGAGACATCGCCGCGCTTCATCAGCTCTACCAGGTCTTTGCCGTAGCTTGTTTTTGGCGCTTCAAACTCATAACGCAATCCATTTTCGTCCACCTCAATACTCAAAGTGCCGGAAGAAGTACGAGCCAGCAGCAGGTTGTTATCGTGATTGAAAAGCGCGCGCACATCTGTCATGTCAGTGTCATTAAAAG